TTTTCATCACGACACCGCGCGGGTGATGCTCATCGAGGCGCCGAAGGCCGGCGAACCACTGGAGTCGTAGATGGCCTGGAAATCGAACGACGCCATGACATCCTGATCATTGCCCTCGGCATTGATCGTGCCGGCGGTCAGTTTCGTTTTCGGCAGGTTGATCGTGTATTTCGAACCGGAGACCGAGCCGAGGTTCATCGAAATGCCGACGTCGTCGTGGCCGTAGAAGGCATTGTAGAGTGTGAGGTCCTCAAAATATGCCTCGAGCGATCCGGTGATGACGCAGCGCCCGGCGCCGATGCCTACAGGCCCGCGGTTCCCGATGGCGATCTGTTCGCGCAAGTTGTTCTCGATATTGAGATTGACCGACATCAGCGTCGGGTTCGGGGAAACGCCGGACAACGACAGCGAGCCGACATCGCCGGATGCCGCCATGATGGCGTTGGTATTGCCGTCGGTGTAGGTGGCCCCGGACAGGGCGGCTGCCGCCTTGGAGTGGCCCATACCGAGCACGGATAGCGTGCCGGTAATGCGCTCCCGCGCCGCGATGGCGAGCGACATCGAAGCCATCTGGCAGCCTGAGAACCGCATGAACTGGTCGGTGGCGCCGGTTTCGAACGTTTTCTCGAAGGCGAACGACTTCGGCGTGATGCCGTTTTTGAGGACATTGGTTGACCATGTCGAGAACAGCAGGCTTTCCAGCAGGGAGTCCAGCGTCCCGTAGGACAATTCGAACCCGATCTCGCCGCCGACCCCGAAGCCGACGTCGATCATGTCGGAGACGTTGCGGTCCGCCCGGATTTCCTCGGAACTGACCGTCTGCTTGTTGTAGTTCAGGCTTTCCGATGTGAACCGCAGGTTCTGCCACGACGGGGATGCCGGGATGGTGTTTTCCGTGGACTCCGCGACGAATGCCAGCCGCGTGCCCGATGCGTCAGCAAAAGACATGGTAGTTCTCCGTTTTCAGGTAGGTGGCTGTCAGCCGTGGAATTGATCGTCCTGGAAGGCAAAGCTCACAGGCAGCATGTAGTGGGGCGCGTCCTCGACGGGTGTCCCGATGGTCATGGCGCGAAACAGGATCGACCCGCTTCTCCAGTTTGTGAAAATGGGCCGGATCAGATCGGCAAGGTCTCGCGCCGCTTTGGACCCCGCCCCGCCCGGCGTGAAGATCTGGAACATCACGACACCCGGATACCTGACCACGTTACTCCCGGGGTCACCCATCGACTGGTTGACGGCCTCGCCGTTCAGGATGGCCATGCGCACGGAACTGGAATCCGTGGGCGGCGTAAACGCTTGCCCATCGAACCCGACAGGGGTGCGAAGCGCGGCTGGTGACCCTGTCATCCACTGCGTCTTAAACCGCGCCTCCACGGATGCCCGGAAATCGTCAAGGCTCATTGGATCCTCGAAAACATCGTCTCGATCTCGGCGACTGTCACCGCGACCATTCCGGCCGGCGCCTGAGCGGACCAGCCGTTTTCAAGCCGGTTCGCATAAGGCAGCCCACTGGACACCCAGATCGCTTCCGGCTCAGGAAGCCCCAGGATTGGCGTTTGGCCTCTCGCAATAGTCGCGCCCCCAAAAGGGTCGACATCCGCGCTGGTGGAATAATCTGCGCTGTTTATGGACACGTTCCAGTTCCCTCGGAACCGTCCGGTGTCGACGGGTGACTTCATGACCACCCGAGCCAGCGTTTCCAGCCCGATCTTCTGGACGACCTCCAGCAGGCGGCCCTCCACCTTTTCCTCGAAATCGCGGTCCAGTTCGATGGCGAATTCGCGTGCCGTGTTTGCCATCAGTGCGCCACCGTGGATTCAAAGCATGTCAGGTCGATGCACCACCACTCACCGTTCGGGTGCTGGCAGATCACGGTAACCGCTTCGTCTGGGTCTTCTGTGCGTTCGCCAAACTCGTCGATCATGCTGTCAAACGGCATCAGTGCGTCGTCATCCGCCAAGGCGATCTTGGCATGACGATTGACCGCAACGACGTCCATTACGCCGGCACCACGGTTGCGGCGAAGAACGACCCTGCCCCGACGATATCGCCAACGGCCTTTACCGTGTAGCCCACGCCTCCAATGGCGATGGCGTCATTTTCCTTGGGAACGAGAGCGTCCAGCCCTTCGATCCAGACCAGCCGTTCGGTAGGACCAGCCACGTAGCCGGGGAGCGCGTCGTCGATCTTGGTCGAGGTATCGAACAGCGCGCGACCCGTATCGGTGCTGGTCGTCGTATCGTAGGCCCCGGTGCTCGGGTTATAGTCGCCCTGCGTAGTGCGGGTGAGCGTGCAACTCTTGATGATACCGGTCACCTGCGCATTGACGGCAGTGAAGGCGGAGGCTGCGATTTCGGCGACTGTCGTGCTCATAGCGTTCCCGTCCCCACCAGCTTTCCGACGACACTCTCGCCAAGGCCGCGGCCGAAAGCGACGACCTTGGCATCGGCCCATGACCGGGCGACGATGTTCCCCGTGTAACGCCGACCATTCGCCTTGAACTCGGTGACGAAAACAACGCCCCGTGCCGCCAGCAGGTTACTGATCCTGTCAGGCAGGCCGTGCAGATCATCAAACGGTATTTTGTCGGCCGTTGCCGCGACACCATCAACGATCATGACCGCACGATCCTGCCGGACTGCATGCCGCCGCCGGGGTGCCCGTTGACGAGACCTTGCAGCAGGCCCTCGATCTGCAGCACCCTGTCGCGTACCGAAGCGGAGGCCGCATATTTCGTCTCTGTCTCCACCGGCCCGGCCTTGACGCGTTCGCTTTCGGTCGCGCCGCCTCTTGTGAGCAGGGGAAGCAGGTCTGTCCCGGCAACGATCAGCTTGGTCGCCTCGTATTGGGCTTCCTTGACGCGATCCGGGACAACGTTGGTCGCGATCTCGTAGCCGTCCTCATCGATGATGCCGACCGTGTAGGACGGCGTCAGATAGTTGGATGGCCCGTTGTTTGCGTCTCCCGTGCGAGGCCACGCGAGAGCCTGGTCGCGGTCTGACCTGAAGCCTTTCCATCGCCCGCGATAGGCCCGGTCGATATATTGCGTCGCCTTGCGCATCGCCTGCTCGAGCTGCGCGTCTGTATAAGTCGGCGAATAGACGAACCCGATACTGGCCGCATATGCCTCGAACTCCGCCAGCGTTGCGTAGCTGTCCGACGAAGACCCGCCGACTGTTGCATCCAGAGCCATGATTTAGCCTTTCCTGCGGGCAGCTTCCGATGCGATGACCGCATCCACCTCAGCCGCAACGGATGGCTCGTTGCTGTCGGCGATCTTGCGAGCGAGCGCCCGTTTCGACATGAACGGCATTGTCTCCCATCCATCCGGGATATCGATGGACGCGCGGCGATCGGCCTCTTCGGCGTCGACATCTGCCGACGGCTCCGACTTGTCGATCTCGACGGGCTCCTTGATCGGCTCCGCTTTCACCGGATCAGGTTTCTGCGGCGCGCGCCTGGACTTGCCCTTGACGATTTCTGCGTCTGGATAGGCGCGCTCGATGCGAACGGCGTCATATTCCGCTACGCAGGGAAGGATGGTGACCTTGTCGGCTTTTTCCGGCTCGTTGAACATGACGGCATGGCGCACGTTTGCCGGCGTTTTGTTCGCCCGCGACTGCGCCGCGATCTCTTTTGCCTTATCGCCGTTCCGGCCGTAATAGATCAGGTGCATGATGTGTTCCTATGCGTTCTCGAACCAGCCATGCCAGTTGCCGTTGACGGTCGCCGCCTTGTCCACGGTCACCGTCATGGCGATAACGGAACCGGCCGGCGCCATGAAGAACTGGCCCGGCAGCGCAAAACCACCGTCCTGCACGCCTGCAGACACAAACGGGAAAACGGCGGAATCTTCCGCATGGTCCGTGTTGTAAATCTTCGAACAGGCCAGATGGACCTGAGCCCGCGCCTGACCGGCGCCGGAAATGGCGCTCACGGTAAGTCCCGAGATAATCAGGCGCTTTCCCGCAGGCACACGGCGCGCGCTGGATGAACAGCGTAGTTTCCCGGTCGGAATATAGGAATACGGGATTGCCGGGGATCCGGTATCGGTCAACGTTATGTCGCCTGCAGCGGCTTTTCCGGAGCCGAACCGCGCACAGTGCATGCACTGGACGAAACGGATATCCGTCGCCGCTGTCTGGACGGGCGTTTGCCCCGCCATGGTGACGACTTCCGTCTGCTGCGCCAGATTGCCATCGAGATAGATGATCTCGATCTGCTGGATGCCGGTGCCGTCGGATGTGTCGCTGCCGCTCGTGCTTGCGACCTGCATCTGGATGCCGGGCGACGCCGGAACCATGAGTGCTTCGTCTTCCAGCGGCCAGATCAGATGATCGGTAACTGGCCCGGTCGTCGTCAGCTCACCGAAGGCGAAAACATTTGATGTGCCGGAAACCTGCCCGCGTGCTGCTTCAACTGGCGTCCTGCCGATAACATCGGCGGCATTCATCACTGTCCCGTCGCTGCGGAACAGCCTGGCGCTGCGCGCGGCAAGGAAATTTGTGTCAACCATCGCTCAGTCCGATCCTGATGCCGCGTCATCGACTAAGACGAGATGATCGCGTGAATACTCACTGGAAAGACGGGGGCCGGAGCCCCCGCCTGTCGCCTTTACGCGGACGCGACCACGATGCCGGCAAGCGCCTTGTCGTAGGAGGCGGCCTTGTCCCAGTTCGACCCGGTGCCGAGCGCCGTGTCGTTCGGGTTGGCGCCGCCGTTGGAGACGTCCCACTTGAAGCCCTTGAGCCCGGTGTTGTAGGCGAACTCGCCCTGCAGCCGGGTCAGGATGTTCTCGTTGCCGGTGACGTCGTCGATGACGATATCGCCGGTCTCCGAGACCTCGCACAGCACGCCGGAAGCCGTGAGGCCGAGCGTGTAATACGTGGTGGACGCCGGGGAGGCGACGGTCACCTTGAGGCTGTCGGAGTCGGTAACGAGCACCGGGCGGTTCAGCGTGATCGGCGTGCCGGTCTGAACGTTGAAGTTCGAGACGCCGTCGATGTTCGCCGTGATCTGCTGCTGCACCAGGTCGTAATACGGCTTCGAGTGCATGACCCAGCAGACGATGCGGTCCGCGCGATCGCCGAACTTGGCGAGACCGTTGATCAGGGCTGCCGTGGTCAGCGTGCCAGAGGAAGGCACGGTGTAGGCCAGCGCGCCAGAGGACACGTTGACGAGCGCCGCGCGCGCCGCGAGCAGGGATGCGTTCAGCATGTCGAGCTGCTGCGCAACCGCGATCTGGCCGCCGAGGATGCCGGAGAACTCCATCTCGGAGTAACGGCCGAACACCTTGCGGAAGGAGTCGCGGGTCTGGTCAACAGGACCGATCTTGCGGTTCAGCTTGACGCGGATGAACTCGTCCTGCGCCATCGACAGTTTGGTCGCCGAAGACACCGAGGTCGTGTCGCGGCGCGAGACCAGAGACGAAATGTCCTTGAAGAAGGATTCGTACTCGTAGTCGCCCGGCTTCTCGACCGTGGACATGATGATTGCATTGTTGACCGCGGCATTGAAGCCGTCGGCCTGCTGCTGCAGCGTTTCCGCCGCACGGGTCTTCAGGTACTCCTGATAGACCTTGAAGTTGGAAGCGAGATAGTCGGCCATGATTCAGTTCTCCGTGTGATCCGACGTTGTCCGATCAGTCCGGGAGGGCCTTGTAGGCGTCGAGGCCGAATTCCTCGACAAATGCCGCACGGGCCTTTTCCGTCTTGAGATCGGTTTTCTTGGTGATGCCGGATCGCCCGGCCTTGTTGTCGGGCTGCTTCACGCCGCCCCCGCGCCCCTCAACAGGGAGGGGTACTTTTCGACAGCCCATTTCGCCAGGTCCTCGAACGTGGCGGTGCCGTCCTTTGCGTTGCCCGCGAGCGGCGTCACGCCGTCCTCGGACATGATCTTGATGACCCGCTCGGAGCCATCCATTTCAAACTTGATCCGGCCGCCGAGAATGGAAGGCAGGAGATCCATGCCTTCCTCCGTGGCGCCGGCCTTGATAAGCGATGTCTTCAGGCTGTTGTCGATAATGGCGCGGCGTTCGGAGCTGCGCGTCGCCTCGAGTTCTTCGATGAGTTCGGATTTTTCCTTTTCCCACTTCGAACGATGCTGTTCGAGCAGCTTGTCGAAGTCGCCCTCTTCCTCCGCCTTCTTGCGCTCGGATTCCTCGCGGGCGGCGATCAGTTCGGAGATTTCGTCCGGCGTCTTGCCGACCCTCTCCCACTGTTTGATCTGCTTCTCGTGCTTCTTGCGGAGCTCGCGCTCCTTTTCGAGCGCGGATTTCAGACCGGAATTGTCTTCCGGCTCCGGCAGCCCGTCGACGGACAGAACAAACTTGCCGTCCTTTTCCGTGTAGAGGTCGCGGATTCCTTCATCGATGTCGTCGAGCGATTCCAGTTCGTATTTCAGTGCCATTGTCAGCCTCTCGCTGTGTTCGGGCGTCGCGCCCATGGGTGACCGCACCACGGGTCGCCCGCAGCGTTGTCCAGTCGGGGTGTCGGGGTCAGGCGCCGAGCCAGTCAGGCGTCGGCTTGCCGAGGAGTGAAGCAGTCCATCCGCTCATCGAGCGGGTACTCTCGGAATAAAACCGAAACGCCTGCTTCCACGCTTCGGTGAACGAATCGACGGCGTCCCATGGTTTGCCGTCGAAGAAATGCGCGTTTCCCCGCATCATCGGCACGCCGCAGAGGATGTTCCTGTCGTAGCCATGCTCGAGCGCCACCTTGACCGCGAACAGGCCGGAGGAGCCGGACCCGCTCATCGGCGGCCAGCGATAATCCGTGACGTAGTCGAGCGGCATGTGGTTGCGGCGGCCCTCGATCGTGGAACCCTTGTGCCCGACATACATGCCTGCCGGCGAATATCCGTTGGCCTCGCGCTTCTTCGCCCATTCCAGGAAATGTTCGGGGTGCAGCGATGCCCAGATGTCGACATGGCCGGGATAATCCCATCCCGCGTCATTGACCGCGATGACGGCGTGGAACGGGCCGAACTCCCGCGCCGCCTCGATGTCGTCCCAGAGGCAGTTCGCGCCTCCGATTATGAGCGCCTTACGCACGATATTTCGACGGGTCCACCGCGTTTGCGACGGCACTGGCATCGAACGGTAATCCGGCATGCCGAGCCGCAGGCTCAAACGCGGCAGGGTCGCCAATGAAATCTGCCGGGCGAACCTCTATCGCGCCTGTCTCGGCAACCAGCCGGTCAAGCCTCCACTCGTATTCCATAATCCATCGCCGCCATGCCTCGCGGTCTTCCCCGTGCACCGTGATGAACGGCACCCGGATCAGCGCGTCGATCTGCGATTCCATTTCGCGACGAACAACGATCCACTTCGCATCCGGGAAGGCTTCGGCAAAGGCCGGCCAGACCAGCGTGATCTTCGGGTCCTTGTAGAGCGTCTTCGGCCCCATGGTCACGCCGATGTAATTGGCGAGCTTCTGCGCCAGTCCGATGGCCTCGACAGTATCGAGGTCGGGGAACGATTTTTGGCCGAGCGGATCGCCGCCATTTGCTGCGATGAGCGGCTTCAGCACGTTCTCCCGGACATGCGTGTTCTCGTAGAGGACGTTTACCTCAC